GGTAGGAGCTATGGCTATGATCAATTTAGAGAAGTTGATCAGGGAATCGTTCTTCACTACCTTGCAGAACTTAAGCTGGGGTATGGGAAGCGATAGGATGTTGCCTTCTAACCCTATCTCTGGTACTAATGACGCCATGATCTTAGGTCCGGTTCAGGTTAAGGGAGCTTTCATCCCGGGCATCGGTAATGTTGAGTTCGAGCACGATCCTTCTTTGGATTACGCTGACATGACAGATCGTAGCGAGTTAGTGAATGGCATGTATCCTAGATCCTCTTATTCTTGTATTATCGAGAATATCACTGACGCTGGATCGACTAACGCGTATTCCGCTATTCCTAATACGGCTAACGCTAAGTTAGGTAATATGAATAACAACGTATTCTATATCAAGCCAGAAGGTGTAAGTATGTGGTGGGGCTATGAGTACGGTCGTTGGGCGCACAAAGCCAACGGAAATGAGATCGTATCATCCTTGCCGGGCATGAAAGAACAATTCTGGTGCCACTCCGCTTCCGCAGCATGGGTTATGGATAACAGTAAGTTCTTGATTATCGAGCTTCAACCGAACTACTTCGGCTAAGTTTTTTCATATATGTAATTTGGTTTTTAGAGGGGAGGATATTCCTCTCCTCTTTTTTTAGGAAAGTAACGCAAAAAATAAGGAAATGAAAGAGATTTTAAAATCAAAGAAGGTATTGGTCGAGGTAAACGGCTTCAATATCATGTCAGATACCTTATATGAGGTTGTAGGCAAACACGATGGAAGTGCTCCTCAGGCCTTTCAAGACGCTAATATAGCTAAAGCTCCGTTCCCGGAGAACGCCACTCACGTATGTTGCCCTTGGGATGATTTCTCCAAGGCCTATAACACCGGTTTTTATCCAAGATCAAGATGCTATAATGGTCTTGACAAGAATGAGATCGATAAGCTCGTCAAACAGCGGGTAGATAATATCATGAAGCCTTTCGAGGAAATGTCGCAGATGGATCTATCTCAAACCAATTTAGAATTTTGGGATGACGCTAAAGATAAGATCTTCATGGGTAAGGTTTATAATACGGCTAATACTGTAGATCTATTTTATTTATATCTGGCTGTATTTTCCGGCATGTTGACTCCTCAGGAAATGGATGGCGATCCTGTCTTCATGAACTCCATGTTCTGTTTCGTGGAGAAAGACAATATGAAGGATTTCGTTCAGCAGCGTGAGATCAATAAGATGAACATCAGCTATAAGTTTATCAGCGCTCTTAAGAAAGGCGGCGACGATCGTCAGGCTGTCATCGATCTTCTTCTTTACATCGGTATCGTAACTCGCCCGGATTTCACGGAGGATGAGTATTATACAGGATCTCTATCAAACTGGATGAATGAGAAGAAGACCAATGTCGATTATCTGCTTGATATCTGGGATCGGTCATTGGAAGGTGATTTCAAGGAAGTTCTTGAGTTTTACCGTATCGTAAACGTCCTTCAACGAAATGGTCGTATCAATATGACTCCATCCGGATTACAATATAATGGCCAGATCATAGGACCTGACGTTCGGACATCCGCTGAGTTCTTGGCTACCAAGAAAGACTTTATTAACATAAAGGCTAATGTATTGGATGAGTATGAGGAGATCATGTCTATGTCTAATATCGATGATAAGTCCAAGACCAAGAAGGTTAAGGATATTAAGAAGAAGGATGACGTAGAGGAAGGTGATAAGATTAAGGAGGAATAACGATGACAATCCAAGAAGCGTATCTAAGGTCTTTGCAGAAGAACGAGCAGAATCTTGCCAATGGCGGGATTAAGCTTGAGTCCGGGAAGGTTCGTGTTGTTGTTTAACGAGGCCCAAGACCGGTTAGTTAAGTACTATCTAAATAGGAAGGATGACGAGACTATACGCTCCATCCAAAACCTTCTTGTTTATTGGATGTCGTTGGATAATGCGGTTAGGATGGATGACCCTGAGTCTACGTCCTTTAACTTACCTGACGACTATCTATGGTTCTCTAACATAAAAGGAGTTTTCTCATACAAAGGGTGTGAGGCCACTGATTTCGTTATGTGGGAGGCTAAGAACGAGAATATCCATGAGCTTCTTGGAGACGAGAATAACCGTCCTTCTTACGACTACCGTGAGACATTCTACTCCATAGGGAACGGGAAGGTCGTGGTCTACGAGTCAGGCTTCCGTACCGAGGAGGTTAAGATGACGTACTACCGCCGTCCTGTCAGGGTGGACCTGTCGGGGTATATCAACGCCGCCGGTATCCAGTCCACGGACATCGACCCGGAGCTGCCCGATTATCTTGTGGAGGAGATTCTGGATATGGTCGCTAAACAATTCAACCTTAATGAGAATGAATTGTATAGATATAGAATGGATAAGGATAATGTGGCTTCTTTCAAATAAACAACGTTAGTTTTGATTATCCGGCCTGTCAGTTAAAAGACGGGCCGGTTTTTTTAACATCCTGTCACCGGATTTATATTACCCCATCTTTTTTCCCATTTATCTCCAAGATACCTGATTAGGGCATTAAAGTCAGATATGAATCCACTTTCTATCATATCGGATATATACCCTTGGAGCATAACTATCTCTTGCGTCTGGTCAATAGAAGCGTAATTTCTTATTCCTTCTTCATGTTTACCAAATACCACATAATTCATTCCTTTCGCTATTCTTGATATATATGCTGAAAATTCATTATTTGTTATATTATCACATAACAAAGATCTAACATCCTTGCACATTTTTATATATGTATCTCCGGCTATATTCCTGTTTTTAACCAATCCGTCTGTAAGCCATATAACAACAGTAGCGTATATCTCCGGATCTAGTTCCATTGCTATAGTTACGAAAATATATGGATCTATAAACCATTTTTGATCCCCTCTACCTCCTTTTCTATAGGCTAGTCCTATTTTTCTAAATTCTTTCAACGTTAGATTATCATAATCTATTCTCTTCTTTAAGCTATCATTACCGTATCCTAATTGAGTCATCAATGCTCTTATCTTCTCCTTGAACCCTTGATTACGCAATACATCATTTATTTCTTTTGCGGATAAGTTCATTGATTCCCTTTTTTTCTTTATAGAATCCATAGCTTCTGTTATACACACATATCCATCTTTACTCATTATGGATACAGGGCTTCCTAAAAGAGTTCTACTCTCTGATTTTAAAATTAGATTTGATTTCATAATTTTGTTTTTAAAAGTTTATGTAATATCGTGAATCGGTCTGTGATAGATAGATTCACGATGCAAATATAAATAAATGGGATTTACTTTCAAAATATAATACAATTAATTGATAATCATAATTATAATAATGGGATTTATTGTTTTTGCATATATTATTTGGTATTATTCTCTGGAATCGGAGAAATCTCCGACTCCAGCAATTATTTGTATATCAAATAGTTATATAAAAACATCAAAATTGTTTTTATGGATTATTGTTCATTGTGGTAGCATATTCAGTTTATCTTGTTTACAAAAAATGTAATCCGTATTAATATTTATATACTCATGGCTGTACTTTATTGTCGTGATCGTCTTTATTATTATGTTTGCGTTAGGTAAATGATTTTTAAACTAAAAAGTTGATAATATGTTGCACAGACCGCAAGACCGGGTACTTTTCGTATCCCCACACGCTAAGATGGTGGATGTTGATTCCATCTTCTTGAAGGAAGGACAGATCGGTATTTACGATACTAAAGATACTTCCGAGAACGGTTGTAAGGCCGTGATTGATTTTACCGGTAAGCCTCGTAACGACAAGCGTTATGAGATCCGTATCGGTCGTAATGAACAAGCGGCTTCCCGCTCTATCTATGATAAGGATTTTTCCACGCCGTTATTCTCCTTGAACGAGATCACGGAGATCTACGCTTCTTGGCCGAAGAAAGATCATGCTTATGTCGATGATGTTATCTTAGGATACAATGGTGTTTCGGATGACACGGCATTCTCAGTTTCCAAGGGCGACCGTATCGCTATCCGCTTGGTTCTCGCCGGCAGGGCTTTCGAGCTTCTTGGCTATGAGGAAGGTCATGTTGAGATCAATGACGCCATTCTTTTGGATGATTGTGATAATACGCCAAATCAATGCGAGGAGTGCGATCCTTGCGAGGAGGTTGATTTGTTGCCCGCCGTCCTGAAGTGTATTGAGCGGATGAAGAATCAACCTATCGCTGGTGGTGGTAAGGTATCTGATTATATCGATATCACTCCGGTTACAAGATGCACCAACGAGGCTACGGAGCCTGAGACGGAGGACGTGAACTTCTATTGTATGGAGGTATGCGATACTGGTGATGATCTGGCATTGGCTGAGGTTCGTGCCCAATATCCAGGATTGAAGATCGTACGTGAGACTATCGAGGGTAGCATGTCACGTTATAAGGTGATGAAGAAAGGCGCTAAACCGGCTGATTATACTCAACGTCTTATCTCTATCATGAAAGGATGTACGGATTGTCCTCCTAACTATACCGAGGTTAAGGGTGGTTATCTGTATTCTATCTCCTTGGAGGATGACGGTGTCGATATGTCTACTACGGTGGAGTCATTGCCTAACGTTGTAGCCGATACGGTTAATAAGATGAGTCAGATCAAGGGATCAGGTTTGTATATTGCCGCTACTTCCAAGAAATTGACGGATGAGGAGATCTCTACTTTCGTGGAGGCCAATCCTACGGCTATTATCTACTATGTGGCTAAGACATCCGATATGTGTGAGAATCCTACGGTTCGTACCGCTTCTTGGTCAGCTTGTGGTTCTTGTAAGGTATCCACCGAGAAGTATTATATCACGATCCCGGATAATGAGTGCGGAAACAGTGCGTTGGAGGAAATCAAACAGGCTTTCCCGGAACTGGAGATCACTGACTACGGTACTCCTGCGGCTTGCCAGCATAGCTTCCAGACAACGGTATATACTAACATGTTGTGTGATGAGTGCGACAAGGCGTTCGAGGGATTCTTCACCAGCGAGGCTCCGGCGTCCTACCGCAACCGTATGTGGAAGAAATTGGAGTCGGCTCAGGAACTTGGTACTAACTGCAAGTGCGGTATCCGTTTCCGTGGTAAGGAAATGTTATTATCTCCGTCAGAGTGCTTGATGGATAAAATGACTTATGTAGAGGATAGCGTTGAGATCGTTGGCGCTAGCGGCGGTTATCCTGATTCTCTTGACGAGGGGTCTCCTATCTGGTGGGATCAACTTCACTTCGAGAGACTGTCTAGCAAAGCACCACGTACTCATGTCGGCGGTAATATGATGGATGACGAGTTGAAGGGTTACGCTCATTTCAACGGTTTCCCGAAACATCAGGATTTCATGGGACGGACATTCATGAACGAATACAGCCGTGTTGAACAAACAGCCCAATACGTGGACTTCCAGATCACGATTAATCCTCATAGATACGCTCAGGGATTCGGAAAAGTTATCGCCGATGATCCGGTTAATCTGATCTTACGTGTACGCTATGGCGCTCATGAGGGTGTTCAGGAGATGATTAACATGATCGGTGCTGCCGCTGGTCTTGGTCCGGCCATCGTAACTGAGCCGAAATAAAGAACCTTTTTT